ATATATTCAGACTGGCCTGGTACAAGAGGCACAAAAGCTAAATGAGTGTATGTCCCATACCGATCATCAGACCGATATATCCTAATATAAGAATATAACAACATAACATTCTCAATATCCGTAACTCTTATAGTCAGACGTATCATCAGTAGCTTGCCTCACTTATCCTAATCATATCTAAGACACAGTTGTTTCTTCCCAAGCACTATAAGTGGTCCTATAACTAACAATGTAATTAGCATAATTAGACCCAGAAATAGTTTGAGTAAATTTTTTACCTCGCCATACTTCTTCTACCATTAATAATTCATCATTATTATTATAGTAATAAGTAATTTCCGGATTATACCCGCCATGACCTACTACAACAGTGCTATAGAACTTAGGAGATGGGGTATTTCTCTCATAGCCCTGCATATAACTATTCATTTATTACCTCCTACTAAGTTCCAATTCTTGTATTCTTTTTCTCAACATTCTACATAAAGTATCTTTGTTGGATAATTGACTTGCCATATTTAATGCATATTTTAACATTTTTTGATCTGTAGATTTGGGAATAATGTCACGAGCTTGTCTAACAGACAGATGTGCTAATTCTTCAGGATTATCTTCGATTTTAACAAACGGAGATGATTGTGTAGATTTCGTCAATAGCTTTTTAGCTTCTACACTAGACTCGATTTTCTTTTCCTTTTTGCTTTTAGATTCTTTATACTTTATTTCCCAAATATCTGTGTTACGTAACTTTACTTGTCGAAGCCAATTCACAAACTGACTACCTTCTTTAATATCATGTTTAATTCCGTATTGTTCGTAAAGATCATCTAAAGAAATTTTTTCTCCAGGGCCTACAGACCTTTTCAAAGCATGTCTCCATGTAGGAGAAGTATTTTTAATATATCCTTCCATAACCTTTTCCTCCTTTTTAAAACTTATATATCGTTTTCCTTGTCCAATACCATATCATATCCAGAATTCTTATCAACTCTATCAATAATATGATGTAACAAATTTGAAATTCTATGTAAAGCTATTACTAACATCACAAACATAAACGCAGATGATAATGCGTATACCTCTACTATATAAAATACAATAACATAAATCAAACTAACCCATATCGAAGTACAATACGGACAATCTAATAGATCATGCAAAAATCTCGCACCTATGTTATTAGACCGGTTAAATAAAAATTTTCTAACAGGTTTAAAGAGGTTAGATTTACTTAATATATTAGTCACTGCTTCTATATTTATTACTAAAAGTATTAATATAAAAAACAACATATCTTTATCCTATCGTATCAGTGCCCTGTACATAAAGTACAGGACACTATATATTTATACGATATTAAAGTGATCTATCAATTACACCAATAGCCAGCATTCTTGGATCAAGACATGCGAACCCAATTTCTTCCCATCCGAAGAAACCTTGTTTCTGAACACGTAGCAATGTAGGATCATCATAAGCATCGTATTCTTTTCGAATAGGCATTACAAGAGAGTCATTAACACTAAGGTCAAAACCAACTACCTGAGTTTCACCTATTGTAGCAATAGTACCATCAGCATTAGTAACATTTGCATTATCTAAGGTGTATGCATTATACACATCACCACCATCAGCAATAAATTTACCATACTCTGAAGCGTTACCATTAATATTATAAAGACCAGTTGCACCAAGATGCTGAATTTCATGTAATGTTACATTCCAGATATTTCCCATACCAGCAGCCTGAAAAATTTCTCTTCGGGTCACTGGGTCAATATCTGTATCAGTCCATTCACGAATATCAGCAGCATCTTCAGGAGATACATACAGATCTGTAAGTGTTCTTCCTACTCTCTTAAAACCAACAATCATTCTATTGATCAATTCTTTTGACAGATATCCAGCACCAGTAGATGCGGGATTGATCTCGTAGATAGGCGCGGGACGCGATCCTAGCAGTCCTTTACCAGAAAACGCAGATGTAGCGGCGGGAAGAATCACACGCCATCCACATTCTTCTTCATAATCAGCGATAGCTTTAGCGGCTTTCTCAGCGGCACGTTGGGGTATATCAATTCTTGAATCCCTCGCATAAGTAATCTTCCAATCACCAGATGCATCAACGTTAAACGTAGGAACATATACCTCTTCTCCGATACCTTCAATGAAGTTCTGAGCGACATAACCGAGACCTGGCAGAATCCACACTGGGATTTCAAAATCTTCCGCTACTGGGTAAACTGCCTGGGCACCAGGGCCAAGTCTTTCAACAGCAAACAGCTGTCTCATGATGGATTCGCGCTCAACCGCTTGAAGGATAGGTGTAGTAAGGGCTGCAGCAAACGCCTTATATGCAGCCATACCTTCCGGAGTGTTAATAGCAGCCGTTGCCTTAAAAAGTTTTTGCATTTCCTTTCTATCCATAATAGCTATTTCCTCCTTCAAGAGTTTTGGATGCGATAAACACATTGATCCATAATTCAACTTTTTATATTTAATCTAGATTACACTAGAAGTTTAATTCTGATAGGATACAAAGTAGTATTGTCGATATTAGCCTCGACCTGTGCTGCACTAGCACCCTTAACTACTTTAGCAACAGATGTATTAACACCATCTGGCTGATTAGCACTACTATTACTTACTTTACAGTACCCACCGGTTTTATCAATGTAAAGATGATCACCAGGTTTCATAATATCCGTACCTTTAGTAGCAACAGTATAGTGAACTGTATCCCAAATACCTAAATGCGCCACGCCAACAGGAGCAAACTTAGTACCATTAATTTGACCACTTGCATTATACTTAGGCTGTGCAATAACATCTGAAGATCCTAAATCTCCAGGCATATAAAAACCAGATGGGTGTACTTGATGATACCCAGCCTTAACTTTCTGCATTAAGAATCCAAAAGGCGAATTCTCAGGAGAAGTATAAGTATCACCGGCAGTATAAAGGTCAACAATAGCGTCCTGATTTGCCGCGGCATTAACAAGATAACACACAGCACCAGCGTATGCGAGTACAGCACCTACACCAGTAGACGTGCTTGTCTCATTAAATTGACAAAATTGATTCTCCACTACAGGATGTCTGGGAATAAACATAATTACCATTCCTCCTTATATATAATTTACAAAAAAATTTCAAATTTACTGTATCTTTTGTTTACTCTTAATATTTTCAGCCATCTGAGCACCAAGTTCACGATACTTAGCCAGTACATCTTTAGCTGGTTCATACTCCATATTAAGAGCCGCAGCAACAGCCTTCATTGGATCGATGCTGTCATCATCACTAGAACTTAAAGCAGCAACCGCTTCATCTTTGTATGACACGAAATCTTCATCTGTCATATCCTTTATTTTAGCAATTTCTTCTTCGTCTGTAATTTCAGCACCGGCTTCCTTTAATTCTTCAAGCCTTGTTGCCAATACTTCTTTTTTCCGTTCCGCTTCTTCTTTCTTTCTGGCTTCCTCTTTCTTAGCCTCTTCAGAATCATCGGCGCTGTTCCCAGCATCCTCAAGTTCTTTAATGACATAAGATCTAACAGAAACCAATTCTTCTTTATAAGAAGCAAAATCTTCATCAGTCATTTCTCTGACTTTATCACGCTGAGCTTCTTTATCGGTAGAAGCAACACCAGCTGTTTTAAGATCCGCCATTCTTTCGGCAGCCAACTGATCTTTCTTCATATTATCCAATTCTTCTTCAGCAGCTTCAGATCGCTTAGTCAACCGTTCTTTTTCTTCATCGAAACTTGCTTTTTCATCTTCAAGCGCCTTTTTGGCTTCCACAACCTCATTTAGTTGGGTTTCAAGAGAAGCAATAGATTCCTGAAGACTTTCAACTTCGGCTTTATGCTCAGTATCCTTTGCCTCTAAGGATGCATTAAGCTCCGTAATAGTAGCAGCAGCATCATTCAATGCTGCCTCAGTCTCTTTCTTCATCTCTGCTTCTTCTTTTTTCTTAAAGATTTCATCAACAATAGCTTCGACATTAGTAGCTAGTTGATCATTCATAGAAAATAAACCTCCTTATAAAATTTTCGTAAATTTGCCAAATACCAAACCAACCTCCATGTTATTTAAAAATCATTCAAATTTACTTATAAACCTTGTCCTATAGCCTTAAATCTTTTCTATTACATTGAACTTGAATCTCTTCGCTTCCAAATCTGATTTGAAGAGCTTGAAGTAAATGTAGCATAGTCACCTAAAAACACAGTAATATCAAAATCAGTGTCCGCGGCAGCAGTCACTGTAGATTTCAATTTAAGTGTTTTATTAGTTACATCTTTTTCAACATAAACTTTACCAAGAACAGTGGTATTATATGTAACACCACTTGCTACTGTAAACACCGGAGTAACCTGAATTATACCAGTTTCGGGAGTAAAGTCGTTAAAACTAACACCGCTAGCTACTACCACTTCAGTAGTACCAGATGCCAATGTTACCGTATCACCCCAAATAAATGGGACTCTACGACCATTACCCAAGTTTTTGTACAAACATGCCTTATCATCATCAGCATTAACTCTAACAACCTTGGGTATGCTACGTCCAGTCAATCTTGCCTGTGGCATGAGCGATTACCTCCTTATTAAATTTTTTGTAACAACTCTTTTAATTCTAACAACAATTTGCCTCTATTGTTGCTTTCTTCATCTGCTTGCAACCTGGCCTTAGTATATTCAACAGCTTTTCTTTCTGCTTGACAACGTAAACAATTTGGATCAGTTACATCATGGCCAAAAGACGTACATGCAGCATCAAACAATGTGCACCAATTCTCATGTAAAATTTCAGTGTCTGGTCCAGGCGGCTCACTAGCATAAACATACTTTTTGTAACTAACACAAATACCTACACTTGTTTGTTTTCTAATATCAACAACATCAATATCAGACCTTTCTCTTTTATTAGATGTTTCCACCTTATCTTCTTTATCTAATTCTACAACAATAATACCTTCTTCTTCATGTTTTTTAGCAGTTTCAAATATCAAAGACCTTGGATTAGCGGGTTGTTTTACTAAACCACATCCAGAAAACATTAAATCTCTTAACACCCTTGCTATTTCTCCAGAAGCTATTGCGGCTCCTTTTTTAACTATTCTAGCCGCCTTACCTAGAACATCAGACGAAGCCAAGCCCATGGCTTCCGCTTCTTTTTTAGACAAAATTAAATCACCTACTTTAACATCATAATTTTGAAAATAAGTCTCCATAGATAATTTCCATTTGCCCTTCTGAACCTCTTCGGCTAATTCTGGAAAACGACTTTTATAGACTATGCCGCCAATCATTACGTCGATATCCATTTTATCCAAAGCTTCTTCATCCATACCAGATAATTCACTAATATCTAATGCTTTTCCACTATGATCCACAAAAGCACTAGAATAAATATGACCTACAATTTCTTCCTCAGCATGTTCTATATCCAATGGTTTATTCACAATACTAGAACTGGCCTTTACCATCTCTGATGGCATGAAATAAGCATGATTCAAATTTTCACCAGAAGACATAAAACACCCAGAAAAAAACAACATATCAGGGGTTTTATTTTTCGGAAACTCCACCATAGCAGCAACTTCTTTTTTCAGCTCTTCAGTTTCCTCTAATATTTGAATTTCTGCTTCTAATTTTATAGGTTTATTAGTAGTCACAACACACCCCTCCCCATATAAAAGTATTCCTCTAATTATAGAATGGTTAGTTAATTATTACATTAAAATCACTAGGATCTCCTATAATTAAAATAGTTTTGTACGGCATTACTAATCTACTCACATATATTAGCCATTAAAATTAGATAAAAATCCCTCAGCAAAAGCTTCAAATTGCTCATCCGTCATAACCTTAGCAGCCTCTTTCAATATTAAAGCCGATGCTGTTTTACTTGTAGGCGAAGGTTGGTTACTTGGTGATTGATTTGGCACTTTGGTTTTAGTTGTAGTCTTGGTATCTTTAGTCTTAGTTTTAGCTGGTTGTCCTTTAGGCCGTCCAGATGATGGAGTGCCAGTAGGTGCGTTTTGAGTTTCTTGTACATTAGTATTAGAACTTTTTTGAAATGGACTGCCCACAATACCTAAAGTACCCTTAACTACTTCTGGAAATTCTTCTTGCATATTTGCGAATTCATTTTCAAATTCAAACCCTAACTGCTCAAGAGCTGTGCGGTATGATAGCATACGTCTATCAACTAACTGAGAAATAGTACTCATATAAAGTATTATATCCTTAAGAACAGTATTATCCCATCTTACTTTGGGAAATCTATCAAATCCTTGGGATTCGGCTATTTCCCTATATTCATTATATATCCATCTTTCAACCTGACTACGAGCATACCAAACCTCTTCGGTAATAGTTCGCGCTAATAAAGCTGCTTCACCTTGATTCAATTGCTCAGTACCATCAATTAATGCTCTTGAAAATGCCAAAGCACCAGTAATATCCTGATTAACTTGATTATATTTATCTTGACCTAAAATACTTTCGATCTCAGGTGAAACTATTTTCTCTATATTTAATGTATGATTCCAAACAACATCAAAGGATTTAGAAGAGGTATCAAATAAATTTGCAATAGCTTGTAACTGACTCTGTTCGGTTACCGGATATTCGTCATTACCAATCGTAATTTTTAAAATATAATTTGTAATGCCATCCAAAGTACTTAAATCTGCCTGTTTCAAAGCATTTTTATATTCAATGGCTTCAAAAGCTTTAACACCTCGTGGTCTAGGATATCGTTCATAAGGCATTTTACGATAATCTACAGCACCTACATATTCACTTTCTAAAGGAATTCCGCCGCCCTGTTCTACAGCGCTTTTAAAATCACTTGGCAACAATTTAATAACTTTTTTTTCCTCAGTAGTTAATTCTGAACTACTCTTTTGCAACAATTTCCTCAATTCATCCGAAGGAGTCAACGTTACTTTTGTATCATTAAATAACAAACTACCTGTAATTTCTATATTAAGCGGGTTCAAAACTGTATATCCAATAGGAATATATCCTTTAGACCACTTTTTCTTTTTTTGACCTTTTTCCTTTTTAAGAAGTTTTTCTCGACGACCATTAATTCGTTCTGCTCTTTTAGATAGATTTTTCAAAATACTTTTTTCCACTTTAGTTCCAGGCACTTGAGATAAATAAGTGATTCCAGGCTCATATTTACCTACTACCTTATAAGTTCGTACCATACCAACTCTAAAAAAATCAAAGAAAATCCAATTAATTATTTCCCTAAAATGAACATCAAGAGACCAAACATCATAAAAAAGTTTAATATCCGCATCATCCGAATCATTTTCAAATCCCTTTGAAGCCAAATTAGTTAAAATATCCACAGTAGAGCCATAAATATCTTGCTCTACATAATACTTAATAGATCTATTGAATAGCTCTTTAGGTGTATCCTCATACGGAGTATTATAACTTTGAGCCAAATCTAAACCAGTTCTATCTAACGTTTGACGTCTTAAAGTAGCAGCACGTTCAACAGTTCGAAGCTTAATTGCATCCCTAGCCTCCAAACCAGCTAAAGCTTTATTAGTAGGTTGGATATATAATGAAGCTTTGCTTCCATCCCATTCTATTTTTCGCAAACCTATATCAGGATGCTTTTTCTTTATATCAGATGTTATTTTTGCTATTTCTTTCGAATCCATTGTATCTCCCCTATGTTTTATCCATAGCACTCAAATCTTTATTGCCATTTTTCTTCCAAACACCGGCAACTTGAAAAGTGCCTTTTAAACCCATAATAATCCCTAAAATGGAAGCAAATTGAATATTACTTATTAAACTTAAAGACAACAAAACAGTTATTAAAGCTATAATCCATATTTTAACAGAAATTATTTGAGCAAAAAGTTTTTGAAACAATAAATCCCAAAATTTATTTTTACAAATAAAATATTCTTTACGTGGTTTTGCAACAAGTAAAGATTGTCGTTTTTCTTCAAACTTTTTTTCTATAGCGTCTTGTAAATTATCAATATCAGTTTGAACCTCATTTAAAACCTCACTTACAGTAACCTCTTCTTTTGACTTTTTAGGAGGTTTCACAGGCGGTACATTCAGTGCTTCTTCCGCTAGGGGTAAACTCTTTTGTATATTGTCTTGATCATTCATTTATACTACCTCCAAAAGAAAACAATATCTCTATTAGCTAAAAGGTTAGTTAAAGTTTGCGCTGTAACACAGCGGCATTCATATACTCTTGACCAGCCCCGGTCTTTCTTCTAACAAAAGAAGATCCTTGTTTATGTGGGCGTATTAAACCCTCACTTTCTAATTTAGGTTCTACAAATTCTGAATCCTTCATTAATTCTCTAACACCATATGCTGCCAAAATCATTGCTGAATATAAGTCTTTGTTTTGACCTTTCTTAGGAGTATCAAAATGACGAACACCTCTGGCGGTTTCAGTAACTACTATACTTAACATTTGTGATTTTAATAACCGTATTTCATCATATAACTTTTCTTCCACTTCAGCTGAAGATCTAGGAATATCAGGAAATCGTAATCTATTGTTCTCTAACAACGATAACGTATCAAAATTAGCATCTGATATCCATGCCGGTGAAAAATTTATCATTTTTAAAATACGTCTTCCGTGTTTATATTTAGTTAAATCATCATCCATATCTAAAATAGGAGTACTATTATTATATCCTTCAGCTAATAAATCCTTAATGGCATTACCGCCGCCCTGAGCATCCATATAAATACGAACAATGTTAAAACTACTCAGTAGTCGTTGAACAGCTTTTGTCATTTCTTGTGTAGCTTGTTTACGTAATCCTTTTACATAAACTATTTTATTAGGTGACCCTAATTCTACAACAACTAAACCAAATAGAGCCGACCCACCTTGGTTTGGGTCAATTCCAAGAACATACTCTTTTCCTGATTCACCCCGGGTTTTTACAGTAAAATCACTATCTCTAGTACAAGCTTCTAATAATGAAGCTTTAAAAAACCCTTCACTATCTGATACCATCGCTGCTTCATATTCCATTATAAACTCGATGCTGGACATAGTTCGTTTCGCTTCATTTATATTTTTCATATCCAAAAATCCTTTTGGCATCATCCTATAAGGAACTTGATGGACAGCGTATTCAGTAGATTCGCCGCCTTCTGACATTGCTTTCCAATACGATTTCATCCTGTGCCACATATGATTAAATTTAAAATATCCAGAAGATGTCATTATCATTTTATTTGCGGTATCGGTTTCTAAATCATCTTCCGTAGCTAGTCCGTCAGCTATCAATTTTTCAATTCGTTCAATTTCTCTAACTTTTTGCATTGGTTCCAAATGAACTGCCGCCATAGGACGAATAACCATATCAATAACATCTGGAGGCATTTGCGCTAACTCATCTATTTCGATCAAATAAAAACGTGAACCTCTAATTTTGGCCCCGTCAACACCAATAGGTAACGCTTCAATATAACTACCATTGGAATTTTCTGTACCTCTAAATTTTAAGAAACAAGTATCTGCACCACGAGTAGGCTTCTTCTCAGTGGCTTCTCTTAAAATAGATGATCTTTGATATAATTTCTCTACTTCTGAGAAGATCATTTTAGAATTATGGTTTATAAAACCACCAGCCCAATAACAATGCTCATTTTCAACTTCTATGTCCATAGTGGAAGCAAAAAAATGATCTATCTCTTTTATCTGTACAAAAAATAATTCGTCATCCATATACTGTTTAAATTTATTAATATTCTCATTAACTATTTTCTGAGGCAGCCCTAAATAAAATCCAACAGATTCTTCACGATTAAAGTGTCTGTTTACATAATTATTTAGTTTATCTTTTTTTCTATAAATATCAAACAATCCTTCATAAGCCGCCTTTTGTAAATTACGTCTTCCTATTATCCTAACACTATAGCAAACAGAGTATTTATTCCTGTTTAATAATTTCTTCTTACCAGCCTTGCTACCAACAGC